TGGCTTCTGGTAGTTAGGCTTTCCTGCTGAACCCTGGTTAGCAGGCTTCTTGCTGTAGCCCTTCTTAAGTGCTGATGCTTTCTTCATTTATTCACCTCCTTACGCTGGTAGTCGTCTGATGAGGGATGCCTGCAAATTAGGTTCGCCTCGCTGAGTTAAACTTGCTAGTAAGGATTGAACATCTGGTCTGCCACCTGGAGCAATCTGTCCTGGTGCTACTCCGACCATTCGACCTGTTGGGCTTAGCCCTTCTGGAAGTTGCCCCTCACCTGGAGGGACCGCGCCTGCTTGCCCAAGCATTTCGGGACTTACACCTTCAGGGGTCATCGCACCAGGTGGGGGATTCTGTGGTTTAAAGGCATCAGAAACCGCAACTTCGATTGAAGTTCCCTTCTGGCGCTCATTAATTACATAAGATAACTTATACAGAATATCCGATGGGTCTTGACCTTGAGATGCAAGTGCTGGAATAGCCTGTGCATACGAAGCAATCGCCTGCTTCATGGCATCGCGTAGTTCTTCTGTGTCAACCTTTTCTTCTTCTTGTGTTGCATTGAAGGAGAATGGCATTTGACGGCGAAGGAAATCGCGTGAAATCAACTTGTCACCGCGTGCTTGTAGTCCAAAGACCAATGCACGGTTAGGGTCAAGTCCAGCCATCAAGCCATACTGAACATCAACAGTGTAATCACCATCAATATCGCGGATTGGCTTGTACTTAATGTTGTAAGGAGTACCGTTGCGTGTACCGCGTAGGTTCTTCTCTACATTACCAAAAATCTTTTCGTCAACTTTAAGTGCAAGGCTGATAAGTTCTACGAAAGCACGAGCAAACATTGCATGTGCTGTCTTAATCTGTGTGTCAAAGCCACCCATAAGCGCCTGAACACCACGACCTGTGATGATTGAAGCATCAATGTTACCTGTACGAGACTCTGGATAGCGTGAGCCTAGGCGTAATTCACCTTCAAGTACTTGTTGCTGTGCAAAAGTTCCACCAGGAATCTCAATAGATACACGGCGTACATCTTGTGGGCGCTCTGTTTGGATAACTGCATCAGGACCAAGTGCTAAATCGCTCACATCGCGTGGAACTACGATAGGAGCCTGTACTGCCTTAGTTGCTGCCTCAAGAGATAGCAACGCATAGCGTGCCTTTGCTACCTGAATTGCAAGAACATCATCAAACTGTCCGCGTGATTGTGAATCAAGTGATGGTCGCTGTACAACACGAACCATAACCTCGCCCAATGCGTTCTTTGAACGGTCAATAACAAGGTTGTTGCGTGATGGGATGAACAAAACATCCTGGTCTTTGTCGTGATAACGAACAATCTCAAGTACAGAGGTTGTTGTGTTCTCATCTTTGTCAAAAATAATGTGAGCAAACTCAGGGTATGCAGCCATTAACTCTGATACTGGCTTCTCAATGCGTTGGTAGAAGTATTGAACTCGACCAAAGCGGTCAACCATTGGGTATGAACCGTAGGAATCTAAGAAACGGATGCGTGGCATCTGTGCTTCTAGGTCATACTCAACCTGTGCAGGTACAAATCCGTAGGTTACATAGCGGTCTGCTGCTGTAAACATCTGAGTTTGAATATCAGAGAAGTCAACAATGCCATTGACAATCTCCTCGCGCTTATCTGCCTTCTTGCGTTCCTTCTCAGAAACCATAGTAGGTGAGTTGCAGTTAAACGCAGGCATAGGAGCAATGACTTCTGATAAGTCACGCGCTGAAATGTCCACCATGTTTGCCACGATTGGGTTCTCGAAAGGACCATCTGGGAATAAGTCAGGGTACACATCGCGCATGCGACCTTTACGAACTAGGAGGACATCTTCCATGCGACTATCGCGCTCAGCAAATGCTTGTTTGATAATGAGGAAGTTATTCTTAATTTCATCTACAGTTAGAATCGCACCCACCTCCAGTTCTATGAATAGTTGTAGTCATTTAAATTAACGGTTATTTGTCTTGATTCGTCATACTTTGTATGGAACATATTCATACGATTGTGTGACTTGAAAAAATTTGTAGCACTTGCTAGACGGTCACGCACACCAAGTTCAGCAAACCAGAAAGCCATGACGGTATCTGTCTTTTGTGACTTAGGTGCATCTGGATACCAGGTGACCAGTTGTTCGATGAGTGTCTTAAGACCTTCTGATGCATGCGTAGATGGAAACTCAATTAGAGCCTTGCCATCTTCCCATCCGTAAAAGAGGGTCGTCAGGGATGCAACTCCGAAGTTGGTGTCCCATTTATTTTGACCCGTATGATGTTCGCGTAAAATTGCACCCCGTGACGACAGGTATTCCCGTACCTCACGGTCCTGAGTCAACATCGTTTGGAAAGCATTTTTCTCAACACGCCACTCAGAAATTTTATATTTGTCCGTCCAACCCTTAATGAGTTCACGAATCTCATCTGGTTTCATTGCAGCCTTATTAGATACATCCAGAAGATAACGCTTCTGTGTAGATACATCTATAGCAAGACAGACGGCAGCGGTATAACCAGAGCCTGCTGGGTCTAGTCCTGCTACAACAATCAAACCATCCATGCCGTTGTAACGCACACCGTTCTTACCCTTTGGAATAATTCCAAAGTTGCGAGCGCCATTGATGACACCCTTAACGGCTGCGGTAGGAAATGCTGCATCTTCATGTACCTGCTGTTGCTGATAGACCATTGCCCAAAGATTTGGGGAGATACGACTGCGCTTCTTGTTTAAGGCAGGTCCAGTCCACTTGTCATACAGCCCGTTCTCGTCAGGTTCTCCATTACCAGATACGGGTGGTATGTTGGTCTTAGCCCAGAGGGTTACCCATTTGTCAGGGTCCTCGTCAAATTCTAAAACTGCAGGTTGTGCAAAGTATGTCCATGGGGAAGTCTCATCTGGATAGCGTGCTTCATCACGCAGTTCAGAGTACAAGTCCTTGGGACGAAGGCGGGTACCGATAACCAGTAGGCGACCACCATCGTTGTCAATACGGGACATAACTTCCGACTGAATCCAGTCAATCTGTCGCTCGTATTCATGGGCGTTGGTATGGTCAACACAGTCGTCCATGATGATTAAGTCAGCACGGGCACCGTAAATATGACCACGGATACCGATAGCCTGGACTGTAGGGTCCTTTTCGCCAGAGTCGCGAGACTCAGAGGATAGATAAATTAAATCCTGTTTCCATGAATCAGACCCTTTTTGAAAACCGCCTGGAGGTCCAAAGGTTAATTGGAGGTCCTGGTACTTAGGATGTGTCAGTCTGTTTTTGATGGATAACAGGAATTTTTGTGCCATAGCCTGTGTCTTAGACACAACCATGATTCTGATATTAGGGTTCTGGCAAATCCGATAGACAGCATAGTTGACCGTAATGGTCGTGGACTTTGCGTGTTCTGGTGGGGTATTGATAATAATCAAGTCAGGGGACCCAGGTTCATGGGTAATGGCTGGATGGACATCCGAAGGCTCTCTACCCTCTAATAAATCAATCCAATGCTCCTGATGCTTGAACACTTGAGTGCCTAAAAATTTTTCTGAAAACTCAGGGAAGGGTGGTACTTCCCCTCTAGCCCCATTGATTTCTCCACGGGCGGTCATACTACGGACTTTATCTACCTGGGTTGAGAACTCCTGGTCAGTCTTACGGTAGTATTCATAGGTCTTAACACTTCGTCCTACGGCATCCATCGCCCGTTGGACAGAGTACCCCTCCATTAGGAATTCGATAATTTGCCTTTTGATGGCATCGCTCTTATGGCTTGCTGCTGTAACTCTTTTTCTGTCCATAGGCATACCGAAACGGAAATATGGAAGTTTCGGGCTTATCTCCTAACCGAAGGCGTAGTCTAAACGAAGCCGAAGGTTAGGGCTTCTTTTAGGGTGCGACCCCAAGGGTCGCTGCTAGTGTGTAGAGAGGCTCCGATTATTTCGCCTCTCACTATACTATAGGTGTCCAAAAGGTCCTTAGCGGACACTTTTGTCCAAAGTTTTTTTAATATTTTTTTGCCTACGGCAAAAGTGCTGGTCAAAGGCTTATGGTGACCCCAGAACTATCAAAGTTATGTGGGTAGATACACATACACATACACACCACGGATTTAACAATCCTGGGGTGAGCACTGCACGCTCACTCACTTACTTGCAAGGCTAGGCGAACAGGGCTTGAGGGCTAAGCGGTGCAGGCTGGTAAGGGCTAGGGCAGGGCAGGGCTTTCACTCCGCTAATCGCTCCCCCTTAATCCCCCGCATCCCCCCGCATGCATGCCCCCCGCTTACACGCTCACGCTTGCAATCTCACTATGTGAGACAGGCTTACGCTTGAGAAAATGTGATGCGATTCACACCGCCAAATGGCGCCAAATGTTGAGGGCATGGCGGGAGGGCGTGTATAAATCTCCTAGTGAGTTCAAATCGGACTTACGACATGACAGGAGATAAGACCATGACAGCATCAACAGCAATCAAGACAGGCAAGGCAAGCAAGGCAGAGGCACTCTCAACAATTACCCGCGCCCTTGAGCAGGCTCACGAAATCATCAAGGAGGAGACAGGCGCACCTCGTGCAACTCTCCTAGTAACCCGCGATTTAAAGGGCAGAAAGGGTCATTTCACCCCGTTTACACCATGGCAGAACGGCGAAGAATCCTTTAACGAAATCGCCTTTAACCTTGAGCACTTCACGACACCAGAAGAACTACTTTCTACCCTCCTCCATGAGGTGGCGCACTCAATGAATCACATGAACGGCATCGAGGATTGCTCATCGAATCAGTACCATAACGCCAAATTTAAGACACAAGCCGAGGCGTTAGGTCTTAAGACCATCGAAATCAAGGGCAAGGGACACGCTGCGACAGAACTCACCGAACTAGGCGCTAAGCGCTGGAAGAAGGCGCTCACCATCCTAACGAACGCGTTCGACATCACCGCCCTAGGCGGAGAACAGGCTAAGAAGAAGGGACGAAATACGAACCTCCTCAAGGCTCAATGCCCATGTGAGCAGGTAATCCGCGCCTCTCGTGGCGTGATTGAGGCGGGCGTTCGTTGCGACTCATGCGAGGGACAGTTCGTAGAGGCTTAAGACTTAAGACAGCCCCCGCACCTAAAGCAGGCGCAGGTTCAAGACCTAGCGGGGGCACGAGTTGGAGGGAGATACCCTCTGACTTAAGACATAACGAAAGCGACAGGAGAAC